CTAGGAACATTTAATGTAATACTAGGACACGCCAACGTAGGAAAAACATATTGGGTACTATGGTACTTTCTAGCACTAGCAATTAAACATAATATTAGATTCTTAATATTCTCTTCTGAAAACACTGTAGGCGGTTTAAAAAGAAACTTAATGCAATTACTAGCCCAAAAGAAACTAGAGGAATTTACAGAACATGACTATTGGAAGTTTAAAACACAGATTGAAGGATGGTTTAAATTCATAGACACTGACCATTTATATTCCTATAAAGACTTACTAAAAACCTTTGAAGACAACTTAAACGATTTTGATTGTTGCTTAATTGATCCGTACAACAGTTTAGTAAGAGCTACTGGAATGAGTGGAAATCAACACGAAATAGATTATCAAGTAGCAAGTGAATTTAGAATATTCTGTAGACTAAATAATAAAACTCTTTATGTAAATGCTCACGCAAGTACTGAGGCGTTAAGAAAGACTTACCATAAAGACCATGACTTATCGGGCTATCCTATACCTCCAAATGCAAGTGATATTGAAGGCGGTGGTAAATGGGTTAATAGAGCAGACGACTTTATAGTGATACACAGACTAACACAACATCCACAAAATTGGATGAACACAGAAATACACGTAAAGAAAGTTAAGGAGAGTGAAACGGGTGGAACGCCAACATTTATGGATGAGCCAGTAAAGTTTAGATTATGGGGTGGCTGTAAGTTTTTATGTAATAACGAACAAGGCGAGGAAGTAGATGTATTAAGTGGAAACCCACAAGAAGAACTAAGTAATAAAACATTAGAAGATGCAAGAGATGACCAAGTTCCGTTCTGACATAGAAGAAACACTAATAACATTTAACGTAGATTCTTTTCTATCAGGTCAGCTAGATTTATACAAGATAGAGTTTAACGAAACTGGCAACGAAAAGTATTTACAAGTAATGCATGAATTTAAACAAGCTAAAGAGAGTTACAGACATTTAAAAAGAGAAGTACAAAGACTAGCGTTGGAGAACTCGCAATTAAAAAATTTGGAAAGTAAGTAAATAATAAATATATTTGATTTATGAAAGTATTAAGTTTATTTGATGGAATGAGTTGTGGACAGATAGCATTAGAAAAGTCTGGTATCAAGGTAGAGGAATATTTTGCTTGTGAAATTAAAAAACACGCCATTGAGGTTACTCAAAAAAACTACCCAAACACAAAACAACTAGGAGATGTTAGAAATGTTAAAGCTAAGGATTTACCTAAGATAGACTTATTAATAGGTGGTTCTCCTTGCCAAGATTTTAGTAGAGCCAATAAGGAACGTAAAGGAGTTGAGGGAGAAAAAAGTAGTTTGTTTTTTGAGTATGTAAGATTGTATAGGGAATTAAAAGAAATAAACCCTGACATTAAATTTTTATTAGAGAATGTTATAATGAGTGGATATAATTATTATTTTATATCTAATGAACTAGATTGTGAGCCAGTTAGAATTTGTGGGAGTCTTGTTAGTGGTGCTTTAAGGGATAGATTATATTGGACTAACATACCACCATTTAGTTATGACATAACAGGCCGTATTATATCAAATATACCACAACCAAAGGATAAACGTATAATGTTGCAGGATGTATTAACTAGCGGATATACCAATAAAAGAAAACACACTTGTTTAAATACTGGTAGCGGTTCTCCTTATTCTAGGGATTCTTTAATACATAGAGATAAAACAACAGGAATGGTCACTGTGATTTATGATAAACCATCGTGTTCCTACTACAATGAATTAAGACAAGTGAATAAAATAGAGTTGGAAAGATTACATAATATTCCGGAGAATTATACAGATATATTAACACTTAGGCAAGCGGGTGATGTTATAGGTGATGGATGGACTATAGATGTAATTACTCATATATTTAAAGGATTGAAATGAAACCACTAACCAAGAAAGCCAAAGAAGAAATGTTAAAGCTAAGTGAAGAAAACAATAAGCTAAGATTCCACAACTTTAACGGTGTAGAGTTTGAGGTTATAGGTACATACAGAAATTCTAACAATACGTGGTCTGTTCATTTAAGAAACAACGAAACAAGGGAGTCAAAGAAAATAGGCTGGGTAGAATACCAACGAATGATAAGACAATATGAGAAAGTGTAAAAACTGTAAAGATAAATTTGAACCTAAGTATAACTCTGTTCAAGAAGTCTGTAGTTATGAATGTGCTATAGAGTTAAATCAAAAGCGTAAGGATAAAGAATGGAAGAAAGAAAAGAAGGTACGTAAGGAGGCTTTAAAGACTAGAGAGGACTACTTTCAAGAAACACTCAAAGCATTTAATGCTTACATTAGAGCTAGAGATAAAAATGAACCATGTATTTCGTGTGATAAACCAGCAGGAACTTTTAAATTAACATCTGGTCATTTCTACCCACAAGGTACTTATCGAAACATAGCGCTAGACGAAAGGAACGCACATGGTCAATGCTGGTATAACTGCAACAAGAATCAACATGGTAACTTACACGAATACAGACCTAGACTAATTAATAAAATAGGTTTAAAAGAAGTTGAGCTACTAGACAAGGATGCGCAACAGAAAGTTACTAAATACACAATACCAGAACTTAAAGAACTAAAAGAATTATACAAGAAGAAAATAAAAGAGTTATGAGTAATTTACTAAAACAAGTAACCCTAGATAGGGCAAACAGAAAAAAGGATAAATCAGTTAGTTTAACCTTTGTAACACAATTAGAGCAATCAAGTCAAGAGTTTATGCAGATAGACGAGCTTTTAAACGATTCTGGAGTACTTTATTTTAAATCTAACGGTAATCTAACCAAAGAAGAAATCAAAGAACTAGACAGCGTTGAAATAGAAGTAGAAGGTAAAACTAAAAGTCAGAGGTTAAGGAATGTTTTGTATGTTCATCACCAACAATTAGGAATACAGTGCGAATTTAGCGACTTTTACGCTAACACTATGGAACAAATAATAGAACATTATAAGAACAAACTGGAAGATTAATTAGGAATTTAAAAATATTAAATATACATTTGATGAAAGTAAAGTTAACAGAAAGAGATTTAAAAACATTAAAATTAGAAGATAGTGGATGGGTTTACTCAATTAGAACTAGAACAGGGAATGTTACAGGTTCATGTTTACCAGACAAAGAAACTGCAATAGCTCATGCAGAGAAGCAATTAGAAACGATTCTTAAATCCATGTTAAAAAGATGAGCTGGTATAAGATAAAAAGAGCATTTTACTTAGGCTTATTTGTAGGAACATTTCTAGCTTGTGTAATAGCTATAGCAATATTAAAAACAGTATAAAACAAAAGACAATGGATATTGAAGAAATAATTGAATTTTTACCCAAGATAAAAAACTATTTTGGTGTAAATGATAGAACACCATTTGAACATTCGGCATTCATCGTAATAGATAACTTAATAAGACTGTTGGATAAAGAGAATGAACTAACACTTAATCAAAAAAGTAATTACTCATGCCTAAATGAACAAGATTCTAAAAACAGGATTTTAATCAAAGACCTTCAAAAACAGTTAGACACTATTAAAAAGGAGAATGAGAGGTGGAGAAATAAAAAAATAGGTGTTTCATCTGTACTAACTTCATTAAACAATGAAAACAAAAGGTTAAAAAAGCAGTTAACAAATCATAATGATACTGATAGAAATATAGTTTTGGAATTATCCGATGAAGAATACATTGTTGTAACGAAGTCAGAATTAAAAGATATACATAAGTCATCGGAAGAGTTTGACGGCTTTTTAGGACATGTTGAAATAGGAGAAATTGGCAGTATTATAAAAGAAAACACCCAATTAAAAGAGAAGCTAAAAGAGTATGAAGATTGTTTAAGGTGTGGATTGAATACGAAAGAAATGAAAGAAAAGGATAAAGCAGAGGGTAAAGGTAAAACAATGATGTACCTACAACAAAGGGAATATTTTTGGAAAACAGTAAGAGAACTTTTAACCAACTAAACAATAAAACATTAAAGAGATGAAAACAACAATGTATTTACAGAAATTAGAATTAACAGATTTAAACGGTGTAGCAATTTACAAAGCTACTTACTCAAATGGATTTAACACAACAGATGTTTACCATGAGATAGAAAACCGAGATGAAGAAAAGGATTTAATAATACCTAAAATAATAATTGAATAAAAGCTAAAAAGATGAAAAAAATTAAAGCAACAGACGTAGAACACAACGAATCAACAGACACAAATATCTTGTATTTAAGTGGTAATGCTTCCGATTTTGGGAGTAAGATTAAAGTAAGGCAATTTGAAAAGATTGAAAGTGTATTAAACAAAAGATATATTAAACTTCCTTTTGGCATTAGAATAATATTTTAATCAGCTATAAAAACAATTAAAAGTAATTAGAAGATGAAAGAAGTAGAATATAAATGTAATTTGTGTAGGCGTGTAACCGATAAGGTAGATTTAATGTCAGTATATTATTACTCAAACACTAATTACAGACTCGAAATAAATGTTGATAAGTCTGATGCTCATATTTGTATTGAATGTATAGATATGATTAGAGAAACTAAAGAGGAAAATTTAAAGATTTAACCCTACTAATAACAAATAAAGAATTATGAAAGAGGTAACAACAGAAGATTTTTATAATAGGGTGCAAGGTTTTCTTTATGATAATGAAGCATCAGCAGAATTAATAATAAGAGCAAATCCAAAGTGTTACAACGATGTAACAAAAAAGATTGAAGAACTTTGGGAAGATGGAGAAGATGCGGAAAGCATAGCAATTGAATTAGTAGAAACCTTTAACAAATAGAACTATGGTAACAGATACCGAAATAAAAGATTGTTGTTTTGATTGTGGGCGTGAATATTTAACAGAAGAACAAAAGAACAAAAACGGTGTTGTAACGGCTTGGCTGGGTGTTTGTCCTATTTGCAAAAGATCCACAACGCTTACAAGTATTAGACATTTCAATTATCTTAAGAAAGCAAACGAAATAATAAATAAAACTAATAACTAAAAACAAAAGATTATGAGTTTAGACGTAAGTTTAGTAAATAAAAATGTAAAGCAGTTATGTTCTTGCTGTGGTGGCGAAGTAATTGAAGATGAGTATGTATATGAAGCAAACATTACACATAACTTGGGGGCTATGGCAAGAGAAGCTGGGATATATCATCATTTGTGGAGACCAGAAGAACTTAATATTACACTTGCAAAAGATTTAATTGAGCCAATAAGAGAAGGATTGGCAGACATGAGAGAAAGGTCAGACCATTATAAAAAGTATAATTCAGAAAATGGTTGGGGATTATACAAACATTTTGTTCCTTGGATACAAAACTATTTGGATGCTTGTATAGAAAATCCAAATTCGATTATTGAAGTATCTCGATAACCAATTTCGGGCAATATAAAAATAAAACTAATAACTAAAAACAAAAGATTATGGAAATAATACCGATGGATAAACTATTAAAAAAGTCTAAACAGGAAATAATTGAATATTATCAGCACTGGATGGAGAACCATACAATTAGGCATCAACAATTAGAGAATGATACAAATGAGATTATAATAGATTTGCACAAGCACGTAAAAAGGTTAGAAGCAGCAACATTAAAATTAGTGGAGAAGTTATAAAACAAATTAATTAATAGTAAATAGTGAATTATGGAAAAAGTAAAACAAATAATTGGAAATGTAATAGGATATGAATCACATGAAGTTGAAATGAGCGATGATTTAGAATATGATTTAGGATTTGATAGTTTGGATGCTGTTGAATGTTTAATGGATTTAGAAAGAGAATTTCAAATAACCATACATGATGATAGAGCTATGAAATGCAAAACAGTTGAGGACGTTCATAAGTTGTTAGATTCTTATGGAGTAAAATTAGTTTAAACCCTAATAGATATGAGTAACGAAAACCATAGACTAGAAAACATTAACGATATAATTGAAATTGTAAACTCCAAAGATAGGTCAAGCGGTAGAGCAACACAAAGATTATTAGACGCAAAAGGAATAAAAAGCCCAGAGCAAAAGTTAGTTAAGGTTAGGGATGGTTTATGGTCTACAGAAAAGACTAGTAAGAAGATAAAGCCATTAGCAGAAAAACAAGAAATTGAAATAGCACCAAGAATTGAAAGGAGAGGTAGGAGTGGAAACGGTGTAAGATACGATGCTAATAATGACAGTTATCAAGTAAGAGTATGTATAAATAAAAAGCGGATTAGTTTTGGATATTACAAATCCAAGCAAGAAGCAATAGAGTTAAGAAAAGAAATCTACGACAATATTGAGAAGTATGGCGAAGATTATTATAAAGATTATAAAAAGGTGTTAAACGTTCTTTAAAATATAATTAATTAATTCGTGCAATAATGCACAACAATCAAACCTGTTTTTACGGTTGCGAAAGTTGAAGATTAATGCATGGTTAAATAATCAAAGCTGACATAAATATTCTTTGTGATGTTCAATGTAGTTCTGATTAAATAAATTATTGTTATATTTGTTAAAAATTTAATTTGGGAACTCGAAAGTATTGGTAGTTTAATAACCCTTCTATTAATACCTAGAGTTAAAAACAGAAACATGAAGAAGATAACAATAGAAATAAACGAAGAAGTAGAGATTGAGTTAATTAAGGATGGCTTAGTTTTGTTTCATGGAGAGATGAAACCAGTAGAAATCATTAGATATCCACCAGAAACGGTTAGATATGATTCTAGGACTGAAATAGTGTTAAGACAGCAATTCAATACTATTAAAGAGAATTTAGCGAACAGTATAAGATACGTTGATTAATTTATAAACATGGATAAAGTACAACCACTAGCAGACAGAGTATTAATAAAACCTATTGAAGAAGAAAACAAAGTAGGTAATATAATAATCCCTGATACTGCAAAAGAGAAACCATTAAAAGGCGAGGTTCTAGCAGTAGGACTAATTGAAGAACCACAAGTAAAGGTGGGAGATATAATTTTGTTTACTAAGTATGCAGGAACACCAATGACAATAGAAGGTGAAGATTGTTTAGTAATGAGAGAATCAGATTTAGTAGCAGTAATTAATGAGTAAAGTATTAGTTAACATAACAAGCTACAATCGCCCTAAGATGTTACTTAATCTTATCGACCAGTTAGATAATTGCGATATAAAAGTGTGGGATGATTGCTCTAACTTTAAGATAGAAAACATTTATAAGTGGGATAACAAAACTACCTTCTACCACTTTCAAGAGAATCATGGTAAAAAGAAAGCATGGATAAAGTTTAACAGAATCTTTGAGGACTTAAGGAAAACAGATTATGATTATTATATTTTTTTAGCAGATGATTCTAAACTATGTGAGGACTTTGTAAATAAAGCGGTCAATATGTATGAGGGGATAGATGATGATAAAAAGATTTGTCTATCCTTCTCTAATCCTAAGAGAGCAAAGAAGCCATGTTTTACAGCGGTAGAACCCGTTGATTGTGGTAATGTAATTAAAACACAGTGGACTGATATGGCGTTTATATGTGATAAAAATTTTATTGATAGAGCTATTATTGATCCAATTTATCCTGATAGATGGAGAAAGAACCCTAACTTATCAAGTGGTGTGGGTTCTAAACTCAGTCATTTATTCTATACTAGATGGAATCTATACAACGTGAAGGAAGAAATGGTGGAACACATCGGTAATAATAAAAGTTTAATGAATCCAACAGAAAGAAAAACTAATAAGTTATGACAGAAGAGTTAAGGAATATGAAAGTGCCAGCCAAAGGACATGACGAAGTAACCCTATTGCACAGTGGGCATATAACGAAGAAAACATGGTAAGCAAAAAAATTACCGTTAACATAGCCTCTTTAGTGGAGCGTGTTGACCTCTTAATAAACACTATTAACTCAATCATAGACCAAGTAGATGAAGTAAACCTTTATCTTAATAACTACAAATCTAATCCTTATCCAGACCCAAAAGTAAACTACATTCTAGGGGATAATAGTCTAGGAGATTCTTCAAAGTTTTGGTTTGTGCAAGAACAAACAGAAGGATACGCTTTATTTTTAGATGACGATTTAATAGTTGGAGATACTTATGCTGAGGATATGAAGAAAGCAATAGACGAGTTTGGTGTGGTTTCTCATCATGGTAGAACGTTTAAATCATTTCCAATAACTAGCTACTACAAAGAACCATCATACAGATATAGGTGTTTAGACGAAGTGAAATATAATAAGCCAGTAATGATTTGTGGAACTGGTGTACTTGGATTTAATGTAGAAACGATTAAACCACCAATGAGCGTTTTTAAGAAGCCTAATCTTGCCGATATATGGTTTAGTATTTATGCTGACAGTTTGAATATTCCTATATGGGTATTAAAACATAAAAAGGGATATATCCAATATCAATTTGTAGAGGATACTATTTGGGATAGAAAACATAATAACGATGGGTTTGAAACAAAAATAGTTAATGAAACTTTTTGTAAATAAAAAATAAATGTTATATTTGTGTAAGTTCTCTACCTGTTCATATAATGAGAGAAATATGAACAGGTAGAGAACTTATAGCATAGGAATTTTTATTAATACTTATTTTTAAAAAAGGTTAAATTACTGTGGAGGTTATTTGACCTTTTATTTTTTTATCTTTTTTTCACTTTATAACAAACTATTTAATTAACTTTGCGTATTAAACCATGTTAAGTAACGTGGTACAATCATAATTTATGGGGTTAAAATCTTGGTTTACAACTGGAGAATGGAACGGAGAACGGTCAACATCACCTAATGATGATTGGTTAGCTGGTAAGTGGGATGACTTTGTAACAGGTCGAGGAAAGAGCGGAAAAACAATCTCTAAACAAAACGCATTAACTATAAGCGGTGTTTATGCTGCGGTCAAAGTATATTCAGATGCTATAAGTTCTCTACCTGTTCATATAATGAGAGAAACAGGAAGCACAAAAGAGAAGTATAAAAAGCACCCCGTTTATCCTTTACTATCAAGAGAGCCTAATAAGTTAATGACTGTTAATACATTTAGGCAGATAGTAGTTCCTGAGTTACTTTTATGGGGTAACTCTTTCTCAATTATAGAATTTCATAAAGGTTCGTTTAGACCTAAATCACTTTTACCAGTTCATCCTAGTAAAGTAGAAGTAGACATAATTGAGGGTGTATTAGTTTACACTATTAAGATGGAAAACTCAGATGATATTATTTTAGACCAATCAAACGTACTACATTTTAGAGGTCAAGGCGATACGGTAATAGGAAAAAGTGTTATTGATTGTGCTAAAGAAAACCTAGAACTAGGAGCAGCAGCGGAAGAGTTTGGTAATAGATTCTTTGGTAATGGTGCTTCAATGTCAGGAGTATTACAAACGGATGAGAAACTAAGTGATAAAGCATTTAACAATCTTAAAAACTCTTTTAATGATTCTAACGGAGGACTAGCAAACGCAAGCAAACCTCTAATCTTAGAAGAAGGGCTAAAGTATCAGCCTATTTCTATACCGCCTGATAATGCACAGTTCTTAGAAACTAGACGCTTCAATATAGAGGATGTTGCAAGGTGGTTTAATTTACCACCAGACAAACTTAAAGACCTTTCAAGAGCTACATTTAGTAACTTAGAGCAACAGGATTTAAATTTTGTTAGACACTCTTTAATGCCCTATGTGATATCTATAGAACAAGAACTAACAAGAAAGTTATTAAGAGAAACAGAGAAGCGAAGCGTTTGGTTTGAAATGAATTTAGACGGGTTACTACGTGGAGATATTAAAACAAGAACAGAGAGTTATAGAACATTATTTAATATTGGTGCTATGTCAGCAAATGAGATAAGAGCTAGAGAGAATATGAATCCTTTTGAGGGTGGAGATGCTCGATATGTACCAATGAATTTAGGGAAGGTTGATGAAGAAGGAAACAACCAACCACAAACTGAGGCTATAGAGCCTGACGAAAATCAATTAACATGAAAGTAAATAAAAGTCAATTTAGAAATCTCAATATTCAAAGCGGTAATATTGACGAAGAAGCTAGAACAGTAGAGGTAAGTTTTTCAAGTGAGGAACCAGTATCAAGATATTTTGGTACAGAAATTTTAGACCATAATGCAAAGTCGGTAGATTTAAGCAGACTTAATAACGGAGCCGCTGTTTTAGAAGACCACCAAGGAAGCCAAATAGGAAAGGTTGTAGGTGCTAAAATCGAGAACGGAAGAGGACTAGCAAAACTAATGTTCTCTAAAGTTGGTAGAGGTGCAGAGGTATTTCAAGACATAGTAGATGGAATTAGAGAAAATATTTCCTTTGGTTATCAATTATTAGACTTAACTTTGGAGAAAGAGGAAGAAGGTGAAGAACCAACATATAGAAGTTTTAACTGGTT